CATCCATCAGATCAGCAAGCTGATCCCGGCCGACACGCTCGCGCTGCCCGAGCTTGCTGGTTGGTTCGATCACTACAGGCGCCGGCAGATGCTGTCCAGCCAAAGACGTTCGCGCCGTGGGGATAGGTGAAGCGTGGTTTGAACATGCAGATGTCACGCATCAAATGCATCACGAATGGCCAAGCTCACAGTGGCTGTCGTCTTGATTGCCCGCCACGAACCCATCCTCGCCGAGATGTCAACAAATGGAGTCAAAGGGTAGTGCCAGGTAAGGGAGCGGGCGCGTAGCGAATCAGGCGAGTAGCTTACAGAGCGGACATCGCTGGCATACCACTCCCCGGAGCATTATCGCTGGCCACTGGTGCGCGCAATGCTACTACCTGTCGCGCATCACTCGGGACGAGACCCGGCGCAAGCGCCGCTACGAGGTGGTCGAAGTCTGACCCCGAACCGCCACCAGTCGCGGCTATACAGCACGCTCTTGTCTGCGACGGTAATCGCTTGCTGCACCGCCGCTTCCCGCCTGGTGCGTTCACCTTGACTCTATTCCGGGGTTCCCCAAGACTGTCGCCGTCATCGAACAACGGTGATCGGGGGTGAGATTCTGAACAACGCGCGGTGACCGGCCGACGTCCTATCCGTAGCAAGCATGCACGCTTACAATGTGCATCGCGGGCCGGGCGGGGCAGTCTTCGGGCTGGCCGGTTCTCTGTGCCGGTTTCTCACCTCCGTCGTCTGGCCCGCCACCCTCATGTGAGAATGAGCGGCGGGCCTCTACCACTCACAGAGGTCGCTATGCCTGATGTCCTTGCTCGTCCTGAGCAACCAGCTTTTCCCATCAGTTTCTCCACCACCATCTGCCTACGCTTACCCAGCCTTGTATTTTTTGGCGCTGGCCGAGCCTTTCCTGCCCCCGTTGAGCAAACGGAGGCGATGCATGCGTGAACAGACACACTCCCCGCAGATGCTTGCGTTCGCCCGGCAACGCCAATTGATCGTCCAACTCGCGGCACAAGCAGGACGGATCGGCAAGCGTGTCAAAACGCCAGTCGCAACGACAGTGCGTCAGCTGAATACGGCGAGCGCGCAGATTTACGCAACGACCGAAGACGCGTGCGCGCGTCTGCTCAATGTCAGTACTGGCCTCATCGGCATCCTGCACCTGCTCGAGTTGTGGAGCGACCGTGCTTGGGAATGTCGATGCCTGCACTGCCTGCTGGTGCCGCTCAAACTCGAGCTGGATGAGGCATTGAGCGACATACAGAAGATGCTGTAGCGCTCGGCATCCGATGGCTTGAAGAGAAAATCGTGGCCGGGGTAGCCCGGCCACACGGTTACTTACTCAAGGTGCCCAAGCACTTCGAGCCGTTGCTCCCCCCGCTCGAAAACGCCGACCCACGCATCCCGCCGCTTGCCGGGAAAGACCTGCCGCATCGCCAGCGTGAAGCCATCGCAGCCGGCCGACCTGCTGGTCTCGAAATCGTCGGTGTGGAGGCGTGCTTCGCGCGCCAGGGTCACAGCAACCGACCGCATGGCGTAGCCAAAGAGATCGAGCAGCGGCTCCTGCAATACGGCGTCGACATTGCTGGACTGCACGTCGTCGATCACGGGGGCTTTGAATCGCATGGACTTGGACATTTTGTACTCCGGTGTGGTTGGTGTGATGACATGAACGCGCTGTTCAACACAGAAGCCAAGCGTCACCTCAGTTCAATCGCAATAAAGCCACTTCTGCCTCGCGACGTGCGGCCAGCCCCGGCAGCACCTTGCCGCCACCGTAGACCCAGCGGCGCAGCTCGCTTGCAGCAGCGGACCAGTCGCGCTGGTTGACCCGCCGCCGCAAAGTCGAGGTCTGCAACCGCCCCGCCCCGAGGTTGAAGGTGAAGTCCACAATGGCGGCGAGCCGGCCCTGGGGCTCGGCGGCGAGCACGGGGCAGTAGCGCAGCGTCGCGTTGAGCGCTGTCACGAGATCCGCCGCCAGATAGACTTCGGCCTGGGCCTGCGTGATGAGCGGGTGCGTCGGATCGCAAAGGTGACCGTAGCCAACTGTCCAAAACCCGGCAGGACAGACATACGGCTGAGCCCGGGTAGGGTCGACCCTCGCCACCCGATGGAATCCCTCGAAGTGTTTGGCGAGTGCGACGGCCGCTTGTGGCACCACCGTCACGACCGCACCCGATCGAATACCCTACCCAAGAACCAGAAGTTCAGCACCCCGGCCCACAGCGCCTGGTCGGCTTCGGTCCACGCCTGCACCGTTGCTGCGCCCCACCCTGCCCCGGCCGTGAGCGCACCCGCGAACGCGGCGGTCTTGGCCGCGCAGTACAGGCCCATGAACCAGTACGTGATCACAGGCCTCACGCTAATCGACAGCGCATCAACCCATGGCACGCCGGAGGTCTGGCCTTGCGCGCTGATGGAGTCGCGCAGTGCCTCGATGGCGCCTGTGTTCCACGCCGCATCGGCGCTTGCACCGATCTCGGCCATGCGCTGCGCGCCGCGCAGCTTCTCGAACTCCAGCGCTTTATCCTGCATGGCGAGCTCGTGGCCGCGCTCGCCCTTGCGGTCGAGCCACTTCAAGATTTCAGGGGCGAGGCGGAAAGTCCCGCCCAGCAGACCACCCAGGAGCGTCTCGATCATCGCGCCCCCTTGAACAGCTCGAACTTGATGACCGCCCCGGCCACCAGCGCCAGCACCAGGCCAGTCGTGATCATCCGGACCATGGTTTGCCAGGCGGTGCGCTTGGCCTCGTTGAAGGCGTCCAGCAGCCCCCGCAATTCGCGGATGTCGTTCGCGGCGTTCTCGCCATCCAGGCCCACCTCGGCCAGTGCCGCCCGCGCGCCGCTCTCGGCGACCCGCTCCAGCAATTCCTCGAATTCGGCCCGCGGCATGGTCACCATGCCGTCGGCCACCATCGGTGCGTTCATTGATGTGCTCCAAAAAAAACAAAACCCGCCTCAAGGGCGGGTTCCAGTTGCAAAAACAGGTTGGGATTCAGATTTCGATCTCGACGGTCGGCAGCGTCGGCGCGGGGCCGACGACCTCGGTGCCGCGTACGAACAGGCGTTGGTCTGGCTCACCGGCACCCGTGGCACGCACGAGTCCGCCGCCGAGCAGTTGGACGGTGACCGTGCCGTCGTCGTGACGGGTCACCACCGTGCCGACCAACAAGGGGGCATCCGGCAGCAGTTGCTCGAACTGCCGCCACAGGTTGGGCATTGCGGGCTCCTACAGGTAGTAGCGCTGAACCTCAATGGTCTGGCGCACGGTCAGGGATTCATTCCATTCGGCGGCGATGCTGGTGGCACGCACCAGGCCGCGCCAGTTCGTCCTGCCCTCGCCCACGGCGAGCAGCAGGCCCGGATCGAGCAGGCCAAGCGAACTGAGCATCGGCATCTCCAGCGTGACGACCGCCTGCCGGCCGACGTCCGCCAGGATCGAGCGGCCCCGTTCACGGGCGGCATCGGCGTGGGTGATCAGCGCATCGACCACCGTCGGCGCGACCAGATCGCCCGCCGTGCCGGCGCGCACCACGTGCCCGGTGACGCCCAGGCGCTCGCCGCAGACGTACACCGAGTTGAAGGTCGGCTTTTCCTGCCAGCGCAGGTTCAGCGTCTTGACCACGTCGATGGGCAGCGTCCGGTCCGGAACCTCGTCCGCCCAGTTCCAGGGCAACACCGGATACCGAGGCTTGGTCATCAGCGTCCGCAGCCGCGGATGGGCGTTGACGTAGCCGCCGACCGATTCAACGATGCGGCCGATCACCCCCATCGGGCTCAGCGACTGGTAGCCCCAGCTGCCCTCCGGCACCAGCCAGTCCGGCAAGCGCCAGTCGAGCGTGAAGCCGGTCACCAGCCCCGCGCGCGTCAGCTCCTGCTCGGCCAGCTGGCGCGCGGTGAAGGGAGCCGCCGGCACGAAGGAGCGCTTGGGCGCATAGGGTTCGGCCAAGTAAGCCGCTGTCGAGCGCCCCCGAATGTTGAGGCTCGCCTGCCCGAACTCGCGCCGCACGTCGAAGCCCTCGACCAACATCACCCAGGTCACGCCGTTGATCGTGATTTCGATCTCCACCGGCCCGGATGCGGTCGGCTCGACCAGTTCCAGTGCCGCATACGGCAGGCTGGCCGAGAAGCCCCACGCCCAGGAGTCCGCGTCGATGGACAGCTGAAGGCTCTTGACGGGAATGGGCTCGCGGCCGGGCAGGCGCACGACATCAACGGAGTTGCTCACAAGATAGACCTTGAGGATGGGGACGCTGAAGACACCGGCGTCCGGCTGCCCGCACGGGTGGGCGCCGAAGTCGAGCCACAGCGCGGGGCGCCACGTGAGGCCCTGGCGGGTCGCATGGCAGATGAAGTCGAGGTCGGGGTGATACCTGGGCGCCGGCTCGACCACGGGAGGATCGACCGGCAGATGCGACTCGCCTGGGCGCGGCCGCCGGCCGATCTCCCATGGCAGTGACCAGCGCCCCGACTGCCAGCGTCCAGGCGAGAACCCGAACCCCTCGCGCAAGGCATGTGGCACTGAGGGTTGCCATCCCAGAGACTGGCCGCGCGAACACGGCACCAGCCAGACGAACGGGCTGAGCACGGCGCCCGACAAGGCCCCGCCCTCGCCCCACGGCAAGCCGAGCACGCCATGCTGCGGTACCAGCGGATTGATGCGGTCCGCCGTTGAGGATGGCGCGGGCGCTGCGCCCTGCCACCGCACGCGGCTGGCGCTGCGGGTGCGCTGGTTGTCGCCGCCGGCCGACTGGACTGTGCCGGCCAGCGTCACGGCCGGTTGCCAGGACACCGCCGCCGCACTGCGGTCGCGCGCACTGTCGTCCCAGCCGTTGTGCAGGCCGGCTCCCTGGCGATGCGCGCGTTGCCACGGCACCTGGCCCCCGCCCTCGAGCTTGCGGCTCACCTGATTGTCGTAGGCCGCGCGGATACGCGCCTTGGGCGGACCCAGCCGGAGGCGCACCGTGGCACTGGCCGCCTCGGGAACCGCTTGTCGCGTGTCCCCGAAGTCGAGATCGGCACTGCCGCCGTTCGGAGGCTTCCACGCCCCCCGGAATTCGAGATCGACGGTCACGGCACTATTCGATCAGTTCGGCCAGTTCCACGTTGACCGCGCCGCCAGCGAAGACCTGCAACTTCGACAGTTCGACCTCCGCCCCGCTGTCCGGCAGCCCCGCATCCAGATTCGCCACCCAGCGCCCGTCGCTGTCGCACAGCCGTGCCCAGGCCACGATGCCGGAGCGGCGGCACAGGGCCTGCCCGATCGGCGCGAACACGAGCCGGCCGCCCTCCAGGTTCGCCATGCACGGCTGCGGCAGGCGGACCTCGGCCAGCAGGACCTGCTCGGCGAGCGCCTGACCGATATCGGGACGTGGCGCGGAATACAGGCGCAGCAGGCCGCCAGCAGCGCCGGCATCCAGCGCCTGGCCGATCACGGCCAATCGGCCATTCCGGACCGGTACGGACAGGGTGATCATGGATATACGGTGGGCTCGGGCCGAACCCAATCAGCGATGACGGCGTTGAACTGGCGCGCGTGGTCATGCGCCAACACGAAGAAATCGCGGCTGGGATCGAGATAGTCAAAGCGGTAGTAACCGTCCCTGCGCGACCAGGCTTCGGCGACCAGCAGCCCAGTCAGTGCTTCGAACAGACGCACCCGGCGCGCGGCCGGGACACCCTCGATGCGGACACGTCCCTCGATGCGTCCGTTGCCCCAGAAATCCAGGGTGCGCGAGGCGGGCAATTCGCCGTGCCGCGTTGGCGAAACACCCTCATGCGGCGCCGGCGCGCTGAGCACCAAGCCGTCGTGCACCTGCGGGCGCAATGGGCCGGCGTCGCCGCCGGCAAGGTTGGGCGTCTCGTTGTGCAGCACCCGCTGTGTGGGTGCGCCCGCGATAGCGCCTGGCGAGACCCGGCTGGCCGCGCCAACGACCCTCGGGATTTCACCGGCCATGGATCAATCCCACGGGCCGGTCAGATCGAAAGCCAGGCGCGCGTTGCCATTGTTGGCCGCGCCGGCCACGACCAGCAGCTCACGCTGCGTGCCGTCGATCACGAACCCGGGAAACTTCCACGGCTCCGGCGCGGGGATCGACTGCAGCGGGCACAGCAAGCCCGGCAGCCGGCCGCGCAGCGATGGACCGGTCTGCTCCTGAATCATCAGCGGCATCACGTAGATGCCGTTGTCCGCCGGGTTCGGATACGGCACGGCGGTCGCCCCGAGGCCCGTGCTGCCACCGCCCGCCGGAGCACTGACCCACTGCGCGTTGATGCGGCCACCCAGCTGCGAATACCCGCGCGCCAGCCAGATGCCTGTGCTGCCAACACCCGTTCCGACCGAGTAGACGTTGTCCGTGACGAGGTTGCTGGAAGGTTCGGCCCAATTGATGTTCAGGTCGAAGTAGCCGGCGAGCAGCGCACCGTAGGCATCGCCTGCCTTGGCGGAGGGGAAGTCCCCAAAGAAGTACGGCGCGTAGCGATTCGGGTAGCTCTCGCTCCAGTTCACCGCCAGCCAGAAGCGTTTGCTGTCGCCCACCAGCACCCAGGGGCGCGTCGTCGCATTGTCGTTTTGCGCCTTGCGCCACATCGTCTCGGCCTTGCCCGTGCCGTTGTCGACGTCGTTTAGCACTTCCCACATCTGCGCCAGCACCGTGCGCGGGCCGCGCCCGTAGTTGCCATCGCCTGCGAGCGGCGTCTCGTCGATGCGCAGGAACAGGCGATTGCTGGTCACGTTGCGCGACCGGTAGACCGCGCGGTCCTCGCCCGAGAACGGCATCTCCCACCCCAGTGGCGCGATCTTCGCGGTGATGGTCCCGGTGGCACGCTCAGCCGCCTCGGCCGCGACGTCGAACTGGAACGCGTTGGTGGTCACATTGCGGATGCGGCGCTCGCCGTTGTAGGCCGCCTCGTTGGCCCCCCCGATCAGCACGATGTCGTCCTCCCGGAAGCCGTGGCCAGCGTCGGCCGTGGCGGTCGCCACCGTGCCGTCGCGGGTGATCGCGGTCAACGTGCGCAGGTTGAAGCCATTGCCGAGACAGGCGTTGAGCACGGCGATCAGGGTGCCCCGCTGGCCGCTCAGCTGCGGTGCACCGGTCTGGTTGGACTGGAAATACTTGATGGTCATGGAGATAGAAGTCAGCGATCGATGTCGCCGCGAATCTGGATCTGGAAGGAATCGCTCGCCTGCGTGGCAGGCCCCTGCAGCGTCGTGCGCGCGATCCAGATGGGGAAGTTGGCTGCGGCCGTGGACAGGCGCAGCACATTGCCGGCGGCCCAGCCCGAGCCCCAGCCTCCCGCGCGCAGCGTGAAATACGGCGCGTGGGTCTCGGGATTGATCGGTGCGAGATCCGTGGCGGTGTTGCCCACGGCGATCTGCCCGACCGACTCGCCGACCACGCGGAACTCGTTGGTGTTGGTAAAGATCAGCGCCCAGCGCTCTTCAATGCTTCCGCGATTGGTGACCGCCACCGGGTACACCGTCTCGTTGTACTGGGCGATGGTGTTGGCGCCGATGCGCACGTCCTTCCACTCCCCCGTCCAGGTCTGCTGCGCGAACAGCGTGTGGGCACGTGCCTGCAGGTCGCCGATGATCAGTGCCGACGACACCCGCGAGTCGCGCGCCGGATAGTCGTGGGTCAGCGGCCGGGTGAGCGTCAGCACGCCGTTGATCTGCGTGTCCGAGACCAGGCCCATGTCCTCGATACGGTGTTCGGCCACCAGCGGCTGGGCCAGACCGGCGGGCGATGCCTTGAGCGTCACCGTGCCGGCATCGAGATCGGCGGTGTACCGATCCGTGGACACCGGCTTGCCATCGGCGTCCAGTACCCGCAGGGTGGACAGGCGTACGCGGCCAACGTCCAGCGTGTCGCCTGCGCGCGCATTGGCGGGAAACGGCGTGGTCGCGGTGTGATGCACCACAGCCACGTCCCCCGGCCGGAAGATCGGCACCTTGCCATCAAGCGGCAGCCGGACCGGATCGAGTCCAAGCACGTCCGCCGACAGTGGCAGGTACGTGAAAGCCACCGCGTTGAAGCGCAGCGTGTCGGCCAGCACCGGCAGTGGCTGGAAGATCTGGCCGTTGCGCACGGCATCGACGCTGTACCAGATCTCGCCCTCCCGGCCAGCGGCGGGCACGAAGCGCCCGAACCGCACGTGCACCACGCCTGTTTGGTAGTCCACCGTGCCGAGCATGCCTGCAGCCGCGATGGTGCCGTCCGCGTTGGCGGTGGCCGTGATCTGGCCACCGGTCAGGGGCACGGCGCGGATCTGCAGGCTGCCCGGTCGCACCGGCGCCGCCGGCACGCGGAAGGTCACCTCGTCGACCGGCTGGCCACCCAGTTCGGTCAGCAGCGACTGCATCGACACCACGTTGCCGGCGCCCGGTTGCCACACGGTCAGCAACGCCCGGCCCGAGGCGTAGTCGATGGTGCCGGCCTGGGTGCCCGCCCCGGTGTTGGCGTTGATGTCGGTCACCAACGAGCCCAGCCGGTCCACGTAGACCTTGCCGCCCAGGCCGAAGCGGACGCTGCCGGGCACGATGGCTTCGGCGTAGTGGTCGGTAAGGTCGACTTCCAGCTGCGCGAGCGTCACCGTCTCGGTCGCCGCGTTCGCCGCGTCGGCCGCGCGGTAGCGCACCTTGACGTAGCCCGACTCATCGATGGGCATCGCCGCACCGGCCGGCTTGTACTCCCAGTGGCTGAAGGTATTGCGGTAGACCGGACGGCGCTCGTTGCCCTCCACTGTCCAGCCCAGCTGCTGCACGCTGTAGCGCGCGAACGGGATGTTGACCGTCGTGTCGGGCCGGAAGGTGATGGTGCCGGTGGCGTAGTCGATCCGGCCCACTACGGCGCTATCGAACGCTCCAGCCCCGGTGTCACGCGCGATCTTGATCGGGTCAACGCGCTGCACCACCTGCATCTCGGCGGGCGTGCCCGAGATCGACTGGTAGTTCTCGATCAGCAGGTTGAACTCGAGCTCGACCGTGTTCGGGCGGATGTCGGTCTGCGCCAGCCG